TCGTTCGAATCGGTCAATCTCTTTTTGTAATGTATTGGCTGCTGCAATCATTGCTGGTGCACTCCCAGAACGTGCGGCTTCCTCTGCCAATGCAAGAATAAACTCTTTCAAATCCTGTGGTGTTGGATTTGTTGGTAATAGCGGCATTTTGACACGTCGTGGGCTTTCTTTCACAAATAAGTTTCCAGCCACAACTTCTTTTTGACGGTCAATATTGGCAGGTGGTTTTCCGACTGCACCTGGAATATGACCTTTTTTTAATGTGTATCTGGCGATTGACGCAGCCCTGCGTTTTTCTCTTTCCTCGTCTGATAATCTTGGACGTGCCATTATAATTTCCCTCTCTTTTCAATTTGTTTTCGTATTATTTCACGTTCATATTCGCGGTCTTGTTTGGCTTGTTCCACCGAATCACCCAGGTGCCACAAATACACACCAAGACCGCCAATGATAAAACCACACCAAAAATTAAACATTTTTAATACTCCGTTTGTATCTGTTATAGTTTCTGGCTGTTGCCCGTCTTTGTTTTCTGTTACCCAGCGAATAAGAAAAACCGTTTTTATCACGCTTTGGCAATCCAGCCATTTCAAGAATCTTATGCTTTTTCAGTATTGCCTTGAAATACTTACGGACCGCTGCTTTTTGTTTGCTGGTTCGTGGTTTAATCCAAGATACTTGACCGCTGATATGTTGTGCACCAGCGTCCGTATATTCAAACCGTATTTCAGATTTGCAGCGTTCACACCGTAATATAACAGTATGTGTCCCGTATGATTCTGATTCAATTTTTTTCCATCTATGAAATCCTAAAAAACAAAGTATTTTCAATTTTTCCTCCCTTTTTATATTATTCCCAACTGTTGTGCGTGTATTTGACATTCAACCCTATGTAATAAAACTTCAACAACTGCCGCTTTACTATTACTATTTTTAAGTAAAGCATAAACGTCGTTGATAAAATCCTCTCTCTGTTCCAGTTTTTTTTCTAAACTTAAATTAGGCATTTTTCCCCTCCAAGATTGCTTGAATTATGTGTTCGATTTTACGATTGCGTACTGCAATTTTAGCGTCCTCGCCTTTGATTTTATAAATATTTCGCCAGTTTTTACCGTATAACACAATCCCAATCTGTCGCTTGGTTATATTGTTTGATTCGGCAACTTTGAATAACTGGTCCAAAACTGTCAAATATTTAGTTTTGTTTTCCATCGTTATTACCCCAATTCAAATATGTGTTCCACAAATCAGACCACGTGTTTTTGATTTTCATTATGTTATTTATATCTGCGTATTGCAAAGCAGCACCAAGACGGCTTGCAAAACTTCCACCGTATTTTTGCATATTTTCAGATACAATAGCGGTTTCTTTGTATAACTGTTCCATAATTAGTTCTTTTTTTCTGATTCGTCGTCGATTCTGATGGTTATTTTAATACCGTGGCATAAAATAAACAGAATCAAAATTATTAAAATTATCAGTAATGTTTTCATTTCAAATCCTTTTCTGTAATTTTAGCCACGCCAGTGATAGCAAAATCCAAATAAGCGTCCGTCATTCTTTTTACGAATTTTGACTTGGGCGTGTTTTGATTTCCAAAAACTTTAACCCTCTTTGTCATTTGTTGCCTGTAATATGTTGGGTAATCCACGCCATATAAACGCTTGGATTCGTTATTGAATACGTATGCCTGTCCCATCATATACAGTTTGTTATAGATTACTTTGTTGATTTCCAGTAATCTTTTGTCGTTGCCTGTGTGGTTATGGGCACCGCAACCGCAACCTTTCTTACACAATGGAATAACCACGTTATCGCCATTGCCACGCAAGAATGGGTGGTGCACGTCAAGTTCTGTGCGTGGTGCAGGGCGTCCGCAAATAAAACAGCGTTCCCCCCAGGTTCTAAATGCAATCTCCCTATAATCCTTGACGCGTTTCGCCATCTTGGACGATACTTTGCGAATCGGTTTAGTGCGTTTTGGTTTATATTCGCCAGATTGTATTTGTGCCAGACGTTTTTTCGACACGTTATGCAACGAACTTCCAAATTGTTTTTTGCGTTCAATCATTAGACCCTCCGTATTTTGTCTTTTGGTTTGGGTGCAGGGAACTTGGACGCGTCGCCTTTGTATTTAATTACAAACTCAATACAAGTTCTTTTATTGTTTTTGTAATTTCTAGCATAGCCACGTCCAGGGTAACAATCAAAATCGCCTAGGCGATATACTCCCTCGGTTTTGAATTGTGCACCTACTGCTTCCAATTCGTGTGCATAACGGACCGCCAGATAATGTTTTGCTTCCTGGCGTTTCTTACGCATAGCATTAAAAACTTCGCCCATATCGCCCATATTATTTACTCCTTGCGTGTATAAATTGACGTTTTTTGCCAATCTTTTTAAGATTCAATACAGATTTATTTATGTATTCCAGTAATATCGGTGCACGTTTGTCGATTTCGTCGATATATTCCTGTAATTCGTCCCTTGAAAAACTAAATATAAACACTTGGTCGTCCAATTCTAAACCTTGACATAATTCAGGCGAATATACAACATAGTCATAACAATCAAGACCATCAACCCACATTGCAAAGGCAATTTGTTTTAAGTGGTCTGGGTCCCCAACTTCGTCAATCAGGCGTTGTGCATTGTCTGGTTCTGGGCATTTGATTTCAATACCCATATTTTCGTCCTCAACAATTCCATCTGGCGAAAAACCAAACCAACCGCTGCAATGTTCCACAAATCCACATTCACGAACCTTGAACCCTGTTTGTTGTTCGTATAATTCGCGTGCGCGTGGTTCTAACTGTAATCCACGGGCAACTGAATCTTTTAATGCCCAGGCGTCTTTGTCTGCTGGACGTTCAAAACTTGTGAATCTGTCTGTCAATACACGACGACATACTGCCTTGGCTGTCTTACCCAGAATTTCGTCTTTGCTGCGTGAACTGGACAACATATCGGCTGCCTCGGACGCTGTGAATTTACCACGACGGACCGCTAACCATTCAGGATTTGTTTGTATATCGAATGTTCCTGCGTCCCCGTAATAGTGTTGTTTCATATTCCAAAAATGTTTGTTTTCTGCTTTCATAACATTACCCCTTATTTTAATGTTAGTGTTTTAATTGACCCGTGTAAAATTTTTTCCACGCGTGCAATCTGTTCTGGTGTTGGTTTAGAACGTGGCTTTTCAAGTGCTTTACGCTTTTGATATTCCAGTTCCTGTTCTTGTCTGCGTTTTTCTGCATAATATTCGCTACGTGGTTTTACCCAGTCCGTATCGGCTGGCAAGCGTGGGAACGGTAAATCGCAAACAATTTCACGCAGCACGTCATTTATATTGTCTGCTGATAACCAATCTTTTTGTTCGTCCCAGGTGCACGCACAATAGAACGCGAACTCTGGTGCGGTTGTCCGAATCGAATTACGAGCCAGATATTTTTTCATTGCCTCCACAAAAAATTGTGGTGCAGCCGCACGGATTCTGTCCGCTGGGTTTGTCTGGTCCATATCGTCGTATTGTTGTAATTGGTTCATATTTTTACCTCTTATGTATGCTTATGATAGCATACATTTTTACAATAGTCAAGCGTCATTTTTCATAAACTGGTTTTTTTCTATCTCTTGTAATTTATCGACTTCTGGCTGATAAATCTCTTTCAATTCTAATTCAGTATCGCAGGGACCAAAGTGTAATTCACGATGGGTCCAGTTTGCGGCGATAACGTGGCGATTGTCCCGATTGCTGTTCTTGTTATTTCTGTGTGGTGTAAATTCGTCATAATGTATATCGCCACACCAACCTTTCTTTCCCATCGGTGTATCTATGGGTCTATAAAATACACCATAACGTAAATTGCGAATTTTCAACCTTTCCTCCTTTCTTTCTATGTTTTATTGTTTTAATCCTCTTTTACATCCTTTTGTTTGTATGTATAAGTTGGTTGGCAAAACTCGTATTGTGTTTGCTGGCATATTTTATTTACAGTATAATCGGTGCCAACCTTTTGACCGACCATAAACCCAACCACAAAACACATAGCGCACAGAACACAAAGCGTTATAACATAAAGGTCAATATAATTTTTCATTTTACATCCTTTTGTTCTAGTGCTGTTATTTTTTGTCCTTTCCATAACAAAAATCCAATTCATAACCGTTGCCTTTGGCACAAATATCACAAGGTTCATTTGATAAAATCTTGGCAATTTTACGCAATTTCGCAAATGTTATAACTTTTTGTTCTGACGGTGTTATTGTGTATTTCATTTTACATCCTTTTGTTCTAGTGCTGTTATTTGGTCTTTTGCGTTTTGTGCGTATTTTATTAAAAATATAGGTGGTGTATCTTTGTGATATTTCAACGAAATCACATCTATTGCATCAACAGCGACATCCAATGCCTTGCGTGTGCGGTCTAATTCGGTTTCAAGTGCAAGCAGGTCTGTTCTATAAGCCCAACACCCAGTATCAGTCATAATAATATCTTGGTGTTTTGGGGCTTCATCGTATCTGTGCCAAATATCTTTACTCATTGTTGCCACCTTTTGCTATTTTTTGTATTAGACGATATACGGTTCGGCACTCGTCTATTGTTCTTGTGTTGCCTGTGTGGTATTCATAACCCAACTCGTCTGATAAACGCTTGTATATTCTTTTTCGCGTTCCAGACCGCTTGTTGCCCTGCCACAATGGGTCAAGTATTTCGTGTATCTTGTGACGTGCGAATTGAAGTTCGGGCGTTGGAATACAACCGAACGCACGAATATTATGTTTTCTGCCGTCCGTTCCCATACCCCATTTTTTATGCGTGCCAACATAGTTTTTACAATGCGGACACCGATAAAACTTTAATTTATATAGGTCTGGACGGTGCGGGTATATGATGTCTCCACCACATAATTCCGCTTCTACATAATCATTACAACCACAACACCACAATTTCATTTTATTTCACTCTTTTGCATTTTTTTATAAATCTATTAAACTCACGGGTTGTCATATATTTTATACTCACGACAGGTTCTAACCTTTCGGGGACAACAAATTCAAAAACAACCCTATGAGTTTTACGCATTATAAACCTGCCGCACGTCTATACATAGCCATCAGTTCGTCCTGTTCGTCCAATTCGTCCGAATCCAATTTACGCAATTTAACAATTTCTTTGACGTATTTTTTATCGAATCCAGCGGACTTTGCCTCGTCTAAAACCTCTTTCAAATCGGCTTCGATGGCGGCTTTGTCCTCGTTCAATTTTTCGATTCTTTGAACGAACGATAATAATTGTTGGCTGTCCAATCCAGCGGTTGGGTTTGTCATTACTAAATCAGGTGCATTTTCCATTTTTAATCCTTTTTGTTTGAGTTTTTTTGTGTTTCGCAATATGCTTTGATAGCAGATTTTAATATCTGCAATTTTGTTTCTGGGTCTAAATCACTATTTATAAGTTTATACCAAGATTCTATCATAGAATTTAGACCGTCAATATGACTTTTTGCCATATCTGCGACGGTTTCATAATCCATAATTTTCATTTCTAACTGTAATTTTTTTTCTTTCAAAACGATAATTTCGTCTTTTAATTGTCCGATTACAGTCGTGTCTAAAATTTCAGGTGTTGGTTCCATCTTAAAATCCTGTTACAGTGGCAATCGCCATTGGCGTATTACCGATTAAACCCAGTAATTCCTTACGCATTGAATCAACCGCCAAGAATCTATCTTGATTCAAGAATGTTGTCGGGTGTGCCGTAAAACATTCTTTTGATGGGTCTTTTTTGGTAATTTCATTACGGATTCGTGCATACATAGCGGTCCCATTCAGTATCTGTTCTGGTGTGGAACCACGAATAACCGCGTTATTGAATGCTTGTTTGACCTTTGCTTTGGAACCGACTTTGCGTGGGTATAAACGCCAAAATTCAGCAAAGTAATCATTGGTTACAGCAACTGCGTCGGTGCTTTTACCTGTCCAGTCATTACAAAATGCTTCGATGGTTTCAGGCGATACGTCATAGTTTGGTGCCAATGGACGCAAATATGATAATATCTCTGAAATCCACGCCTGCAATTCTGCTTTGGTGGCTTTTTCAAGCGACTTGTAATTGTATTGTTTTTTGTTTTTCATTTGTTTTTACTCCTTTCTGTTTTATCTGTATTCCAGTATAAAAGATACTACTATCTGCTGGAACTCTTGCAAGTATTTAAGTGGTAAATTTTCTGCGATAAATTCCACTTTGTTTTTTGCACCTGAAAAAGCCCAGAACCAATCACAAGATTTATGACGAATCTTGAATGAATTATAGCACTTTTCCCAAAATAATTTGTAATCCTCGCCTTTTTCGTAACAATGTTTGCGGACCATATTTGATATATGTGCACGCAAATTAGAACGGTTGCGTTCGTCAACACGTTCAGTTTTAATGTCCTCTAACAAAGCGAATTTTTGATTATACAATGCACGCGACGCTTCTTGATGGCGTGCGTCGTTTTCTGCAATAGCAACAGCAACCGCTTCCTTGACGGCTTTTTCCACAACCTGACGCACTGCGTCTGATAATGGAATTTGTGGTTGAACTGTTGGATTTACAGCAGCAAGGGCTTGACGTTTTGCAGCCGCCCAGAACGCAGCGGTTTCTTTGATAAGATAATCACGCACCGCGTCTGCGATTGGTGTTTTAATCTGCATACATATTTTTTTTGCAAATTCAACACGCAAATACGCGGATTGCACGATGGAACCTGCACCACGTCCACGTCCAGTTTTGATTTCACGGTTATTCCAGTCAATACCCTCAAAACCGCGTTCTTTCCACTTTGCAATAGAACGTGCACGCTGCGATGGTGTCAAACCAAGTGCTTTGTATAATTCCTCTGCATAAATCAGTTTTTTACGACACAATTCAGGTTCGCCTGTTTGTTCGTTCTGCCAGTATAAATCGGGAACGTCTGTATGAATCAGTCCCGACATACTGGTAATCGAGATTTTTTGGGCTGGTAAAGTTTGTTTTTCTTTTTTCATTCTATAACCTCATTATCGCTGCGGTCATTCCGTGATTCAAAGCATATTCAATCATATTACGATTTTCTGCCGTGTCTGGCATTACTTCGCAAACATAGATATTTTTAATATAACCAACGACTTTAACCATTGTATTCCCTTTCACAATCATTTAAGAAATCTGCAATGGTATCTGGGTCGTTGGCGTTACGATGGGCTTGGCAATCTTGGCATACACCATCATTGAATCCGTCTTTTTCCATATTATACCATTCGCCACAATCCTCGCACTGGTGTAAATTATCGTGAATCCAATCAGCAACCAAATTATAAAGACGTGTTTCTTGTGGTTTTTGTGCATTTCTGCAATCTGGTAACAATTCGTCCATACAAACAACAAGTCCAGTGTCCCACAATTCGCCATCGGTCAAATCCTGCATAAACGAATCTATAAATTCATTTACAGTTTTACCTTGACCGTTTGGCAATTTTAACAACTGCACAAAACAAGTTCTCGCATAGTCCTCTAACTGTGTGATATTGGCAATAATTTTATCTTTGTAAATCATAGCAACCTCCATTAGTCAAACAACCAAGGTTTTTGTTCCTTGGTATAACACATATCGTTATAATCCCATTTACAATTATGTTCGATTGCGTATTGTTGCATTTTGGTCGCCTGGTGTGAAATCAAACAAACACCACCAGCAAGTATCGACATAAATACTGCCGTACCTATTATAAAATTCGTAACCTTATCTAACATTTTCAAACTCCCTTATAGTTTGATGGAATCCTGATAAGGGCAGGATTCCAAACTCTTTGACCCCCTTATGGTCTTTCTGTATGCTTATGATAGCATACATTTTTACAATAGTCAAGTGAAAAAATAAAAAAATATACCCTGGTTTTTTTATTGGCAGCCCAGGGTATAATCCAGAAAGAAAACAAATGAAAAAATCTTTTGCCTCAATATATGATATGACACAAACTGTCATATAATGTCAAGTGGTTATTTCCAAAATGGAAATAATCAAGATTCATTACGATTTTCATTTATAACGATTTTCACAATGAACTCATTATAAAACTCAAATTAAAACTTATTTTCTCAACATTATTCCCAGATTTTCAAGTATAAAGTAAATATTTACACCTCAAAACTTGACTTATTGTCCCTCAAAGTAAAGATAAAATAAGTTAAAATCGTATAGTTATTTTTGCAATATGTTAAATAATTATAGTTTTTTTAACTTGTATAATCAACTTGATTACTTACTTGCTCACATACAAGTCCATTATACAAGTTCACACATTCTTATATCTTTTTATGCGATTATTTCTATCAAAAATATACTTTTCCCAGATTTCCGATATGTCTAGACCTTATTTTTGATAATAATGATTTTTATTCCTGATTTTTATAACGTATAAAAGACCTATCGGCTGCGTGTCCGTTCCATTTTGCGATTGCGATAACCCGTCGGTTACTGATATAAAGCGTTTTGTCGTGATTTCGGATTCTATTTTCTCGCCTACTTTCCGCCCAATTCGCTTTAATAAACACTATATATAGTATTGACAAAAATAATGCTTATCAAAACGAACCGCTTTTTTCGGTCTGCAAGGTGCAGAAAAGCGTTGCTATGTTGACAAACGCCCTCTACACCCTGCGGATTTGCTAGAATCGACACACGTGTCGAGTATTCAACACCGCGGATTCCCTGCAACACAGATTTTTCGGTTTTTCAATGTCGAACCAAAAAATCTATATATAGTGTCTATTCCTTATAAATTTTCAATCTATTAAAGAATATACGCAATATATCGTTCGTTGTTGTGTCGCCACCGTCCAATCCATATTGACGTCCAATCTTGCGTCCTATACCTGTCTTTGGCAATCCAACGTCCAATTCGTCCAGGTTCAAGTCCGCTGGGTGCATTGCCGCCAACGTATATCTAAGGATGGCTGGGACCGCTGTGTTGACGCGGTTGTATGCCCAGTTAGCACCAAATCGAATACCTTGTTTGTATGGGTCTTTTTCAATTCTGGCTGCTTCACTGTATGCGTCTGATAAATCCCCAATCAAAGGTATTTCGTCAAACGCACCAGCAATTCCAAGTCCTTTGCCTGTTGCGATGGACGCAATTATACGCAATGGAACTGCTGCGGCTGCGAATGTATCAAGTTTAATCCACGTATTGGTCCAACGAATACGAATCGAATCGTATGGTTTATTTGGGTCGTATCTTTGTGGAGCTTCGTATGGTGGTTCATAATCTGCCATCAGTCCTATTGTCAAGATACAAGCCAACGCAAAGTAACCAGTGTCCAGGGAATCCTGAATTGTCCAAGGTTTCATTTTGCCTGTTTTATAGAATGATATTGCGTTTTGTCCCGTCAAACGAATCGGTGCCAATATTGCTCGAACGCCTTGTTCCACGATATTTGCTGGGGTTTTAACGAATGGTCCAAGTAATGTTCCAAGACCACCGCGTTGTCCAAAGTTCAATGCGTCGCGGACTTTTTTCAGTGCTGACGATAATACGCCTGTCTGCTGGAATACTGCTATATCAGATATACGCAATGCTTCCAATCTGGCTTCATACGCACGTGTTCCCTTTGGATTGTTGATTTTCTTGTATTCATTAAACAATTCTGTTGGGCTTCCACCTGTTTTAACTGCGTCTGCGGTTGCAATGTGTCCCAATGCGTCCAAGTATGCACGGATTCTAAATATAGCGTCCTCTTTACCCAGCAAATCCATCGAGAAATCAGCAATCTTGCCAATGGTCGATTTACCCTCACGTGGATTATATTGTTCGCCGTGTAATAATGTTGGGCTTGTTGGGCTTTCCATTGCAGCCAAATTCATTAAAGACGCGTCATACAATCTATGCAAACGTTCTTTTTCTGCGTCAAGGGATTGTTTCGATACTTTATTACCCTCTTTGTATTGTGCAGCAACTGCCGCGTGGACAATTCCATAATTAAACGTGTTGCCTGTCATATTTACCAGATGGGTATTTATGTTGTAAAGCATTGCCTTTGGATACCACGAACCAATCAGTTTTGAATACCAGGTTTCAGGAACGCCCTTTTCTGCAACAAACATTTGCCATTCACGAATCTTTTTACCTGCTGCTTGAACTTCTGCGTTATCGTTAGAATCAAGATATTTGCGTGCCTTTTCCGCTTTCTCTGATAATTCCATCGTGCGATTTATAATATCTGTATCAGGTGTGGCTTTTAACATTTTACGCACTTCACGATTCGCCCATTCGATAAACACTGCACGGTCCGCAGATTTGATACTGCGACCACGACGCAAGTCCTCTTGATTTAATTGGGTTGCGTTGTCGCCTGCAAATTTCACGGACGCTTCTGCTAACATTTGCTTTATCAGCATTTCACGTCTATCAGAATCAGGTGCGGTATTCAGAATCTTTGCAGCGTGTTCTTGTATGAATGCGTCCAGGTCTGAATTGAAAGTTTTGCGTGCTTTATTCAGGTTGCGTGTGCCTGCGTATTTAATCGCTGCAACACCCTCCATTCCATCTGTGATACGTCTTACTGCCTCTAAATAGAATTGAAAGTTCATATCGTTTGATAAACCAGGTGTTTTACCAGCCAACGATACTGTTTCAGCTAGATTGTGATACAATTCTGCATATTCTGGGTCGCCTGCATTGTATTCCTCCATCAAGGCACGAATCAAGATAGCCCTATCAACGCCTGTGTCGTTTTCTGTGGTAGCAGGATTACCAAATGCAACTTCTAACGCGTGGTCGTGGTTGTTTTTGATATATTCTCTGGCGGCTGCAAACATTCCCTCGCGTGTGTTTGTGCCACGTCCTGGAATCAAATAAGACATTATTCCACGTTTCTTTTCTGCTGGTGGTTCGCTGCGTTCGATATTGCCTGGTTCAGATTCAATCTTGACTTCTGCACCAGCAGCAGCCGCACGTTCACTCGCAGGTGTCGAATCGGTTACTTCTGTCATTTGTTCTGTTCTGGCACGTTTCAGGTTGTCCGATTCGGTTTTCATTTCTGTAACACGAACTTTCATTACCTCTGTGGACGATGGAATTATACGACCATCTTGTTCGCCATTTGAATTTTCCATCATTAAAGGCGAAGCGTCGATGGACGGCAATGTTCCATTTGCATACCACGCATTAAACCATTCAACCGCTTGTTTGTCCAAGATTGGATTTACAATACGTCCCTCGGAATTACGATAACCAATGTCCAAGATGGATTTGTATTTCTGTGGAACCCAATTTAAGAACGCTGTCATTGGTAATTCGGTCCCTTGTGGGATTGGTGCCATTCCAAAGATAACTGCTTCGGTCATTGACGCAAACATTTCTTGTTGGTCGCGTGTCAATGTGTCTTGGTTCATACCAACACCCAACATTCTAAACATTCCCATCGCCTGTGCCATAAAATCAGGATTATTGTTATATTTGCCCGATTTAACCAGGTTGAATATAGTGTTTGCCCAGTAATGCGACATTTCGTGCGGTAATGTTCCAGTGTTAGAACTGCGTCCCAAAACAATTACTTCAAGTTCTGGGTCATAAAATCCATTTACACGTCGTCCTTGATTATAAATATTTGGTGTATCAGAACTGTATGTTCCACGGTTGTTTACTGATTTGATTTGGTTAGAATTAAATACGATATATTGTGTGGTTATATTTGTTCCATCATAACCAAGTTTTTTTATGGTATCACTAAACCGTTTTTCGCCTATATTATAAATTATATCTATCATATCGTCTATGTCTGATATATTTTCTGTATTTATTTTTATATCAAGCGATTTTGCAACTGAATTAAATTGTTGTTTTGTTCCAGTAAATGGTTTAGTTATACGCAAATAAACTGGCATTATGTTATCGCCATAACTTTCTGCATTGCTTGTTTCTGAATCAAAATAAAATCCAGCACCAAGTTCAGCCATATTTGTATTTAATAACGCATATCTTTTATCGAAAGTGTTAAATTCTGCATTTGTTCCGTGATACACAACAAGCGGTCTGCCTTGTTCGTCAACGACTTTCGAATCGCCAAACCACTTATAGAAATTACGCAGGGCTTCCGCTGATTTTGCTATGCGTTCGCCAGTGGAATTATAAACTGTGCGTTGTTTTCCATTTATGTCGATTGTTTCGCCCTCGTATGCTGGGTAAATATCGTCCAGGCGTGCGTTTTCTTTTGCCAGGTCTAACTGTTCCTGGAATAACTGATTCGTTGTCGATGGTTTGTATAAATCCTTTCCTGATGGCACTTTGGCACCAGGTTTTAGACCGATAACCGAACCGTCCAACAATACAAGTTTCGATGGGACTTCGTTTTTATCAAGTATCAAGAATGAATCTATGCCATTGTTGCGTGCGATTTCAATGTCGTTTGCGTCTGGCATACGATTAAAGAATGTTGGGTTTGATACGTTGACTGGTGTTTCCCAAGGCAAGTTTCTTACTGCACTGGCTGTTGACGTATCGTCTGCAAATAATGATGGTTGCACTGTGTCCAACAAATCTATCTGATTTAATTGTGTTGGTGCTGTCTGGGCACGTGTCAAGAATACTGCTTTCATATCACGACTGGCTGCTGCACCATCTTGAAATTCACGTGGGAAAGCAAGCGTCAAAGTTTCAGCAAGCAAATCCCCTCTGCTTTGTTCCACTGCCAGCGGTTGTCCAAACATATCGACCTGACCGATATTTTCCTGATTGGTTGTCGCTTTGCGTGTGTATGTGTCAAAAAATTCAGATAACGTCAAACCAACTTGTAATCTGTCTGGTCCTGTTCCCTCCCAGGTTTTCGTATTCTTTCCAAAGTTCAACGCATATAATAAAACATTTTCATTGAATAAATCAGGTCTGCCATCGTCAATTTCAACCTGTGATACGGTCAATGCGAAATCTTGTGAACGTGCAACCTGTGGGTATCTTTTCAATGCGTTTGCAAGGTCTTTGCGAATACCAACGTCTGGGTATTGGTTTTCCAGGGACATTAAACCAGGGATTGACTGATTCAATGCACTTTGAATCTTTTGTGTGATTCCACCCATCAAATATAATTCCTCGTATAACGCTGTGTCGCCATTCAATAACCACATCATTAAAGCGTCGTTATATCTGCGGTCCAAAGCAACTTTATTTACGCGGTCATTTGCCAAGAATAAACCTTGACGTGATTCGATTGGGATTTTATTCAAGAAATCCGTTACGCCATTTGTGCCTTTCAATAACTTTGCGTCTTGTGCGGCTTGGCTGGCGTTATCAAATGCAGACGTTGCAGATACATTACTTGCGTCTGCCACTGCGATTTGTTGTTCTGGTGTCAAATTGTGCATAACACGAACCAAGATTGGGTCTTTTATACCTGTCAAATCCAAACCAAGTGATTCAAGATATTTGTTGTATCTGGCACGACCTTTCTCGTCCGTCATACGCAACACTTCATAACGACCATTTCCAGCAATCACTTCGCCTTTGTCATTGACAACTGGTGCACCGTTTTGAGTATTATACGCAATACCAAGGTTTTCAGGTTGAATCTTTGCTGCCCTGGATTGCAAGATGGACACGTCGGTTCTGCTTCCACGCTGTGCCCGATTCTGTAATTCTTTCAATGAATATCTGGTATTTATATCTTGACCTATATGGGACGCAATAACTTCGTCCATAGGAACCACTTTATATTCAACTGGTAATTGCTTATCGCCAACATAAACAAACGGTTGACCGTCCAATTTTTCACGTATTTGTGTTGTTGGTTCGCCACTGGACATTTGTGTTGTGTCGATGGCTGCGATTGTTTCTGATACGGCTGGTGCGGTTGTTGCCAAAATTTCAGCGTCCATCTTTGCCTTTCCAGCACGGACACGACGTGCAGCACTGAATCTATCGCCAGTTAGTTTT